GAGACCCCGTACTAGCGCGGACGGGGCGGGGGGGAAGGGGTGGCCTGCGAGAAAGAGCCCGCGTCGATGAGTTGCTGTAAACCACTAGGTACAGAGCCTTTAGAGCGTAGCCATTGAGAGACTGCAAGAGATGCTAGTCGCTTGAATTCATCAAGCTCTATGCCAGTTGAGACAAGGTAATTGATAGGGATTGATTGAGAGCTAGAGAGTGTTACACCATACGTTTGTAAGATTGACCTAAAACAATTCTCAATCCCTTGAACCCTAACAGTATGCTCTTGATTGCTAGATGATTCCTCTTTGCTGTTAGTACCTTGTTCCAAAGAGTGGACGTTGAAAGCCTTCGACTCTTGTAGCTGTTCCTTGGTCGGGACTGGATCATCCTTAGAGTAGAGCACCTGGTATCTATCCGTGAGCCATTGAGATGTTTGACCAGCGTACCACTTAGGTTGAAGCTTGCGGATGTATCCCTTGTCTACCAGACGTCTCAATGCCGCCTGATTGCCAGCCGTGCCTTGTCCGGTGTACGCGCCGATAGTTTGCAAGGTTGGAAATGCAACCCCGCTTCCGCTTGTATATAGGCCTAGTGCTAACAAGGTGCGGATATCATTAATTGATAGGCTCAGATCCATGACGGCGCGTGATGGATAAACACTAAAACGCCTTAAATCAGTCTCGCCTCTAGGCGTTAATCCGGCGATTGCTTTAGTTTTCTTTATTGTTTTCAAGGTGTTACGTTCCCGAATAATTATTTTATCTTTTTTTTATAATACCTATTGACAACGAATGGAATGATAAATAAATTATCAATATCGAAACAACGAATAGGGAATAAGACAGTGATCTATATCGCAACCGAAGTAAATGGCCGCGGCGCGCAACTAGTTAAGGCCTATAGCAACAAAAGTGAATATCGCGCGAACGTGTGGAAATGGCTGGATTTGTCGGGCAAAGCATATGTCCTGAATAAAAACATAACAATCGATGATCTTTGCCATTCTTTGCATGATCAAGGCCCATGCTTCGGCGCAAGATATCATTACCGTATTAGTCGCGAGGAAGCTCTATTTTTGAAGCGTGAAGGTGTGGAAACCTACGGTTTTTGATCAATCAAACTAGCAACAGGAATAATAGGGGAATAATATGCAAAATAAGATCTTTTCATTCGACAGCGCAAAAGCAATCAAAGCAATCGAGTTTGGTTATTATAATGCGATCCATTACATGGCTCCGCATTCTCTATCCGGTAAAAATCTATGCTCTCACGCATCTCTTGAATGCATCAAGCATTGCTTAGGTTGGCACTCAGGCCAAGCGGCAATGGTAAAGCATGAGCGCGATATTAATTCAGTCCGGCAATCTCGAATCGATAAGGCGCAACGGTTCATGAGCGACCGCAAAAACTATCTGGCCGATATCATAAAATCGATTGAGAACGGTATCCGTGACGCTAACAAAAAAGGTTTAAAACTATGCGTGCGCCTAAACGGTTCAACCGATATTGCATGGGAAGGTATAGCGTGCCATTACAATGGCGTGATTTACAAGAATATCATGGCAATTTTTCCCGATATTCAATTCGTGGACTACACTAAAAATGCTTCGCGATTGTATCGTAAATTGCCCGCTAATTATTATTTGACGCTATCACGCCATGAGAACAATGAAGCGGAAAGCATCGATGCATTGCGCAATGGTCACAATGTAGCGGTGATATTCGCGAATGAATTGCCAGAAACATGGAACGGGTTTGAGGTTATCAATGGCGATGAGCATGACCTTCGGCATATGGACAAGCGCGGTGGCGTAGTAGTTGGACTAAAAGCAAAAGGAAACAAACTGAAGAAAAGCAATTCTGCTTTCGTCGTGCGGGATTATCAGGAAATGAGGATTGCGGCATGATTAAGAACATTCTTGAAGATATCTTTGAACTTGCCTGCCTAGGCTCATTCATCTTGGCAATCGTTTTGTGGAGTTTATAATGACAATCGAAAAACAAATAACGGCAATCGAGCGTGATATTTATTGGAGTGCCTATGTCGCCCGGCAATCAAAAGATAAAGCGCAAAAAGAGCGATGCTTAAATCGTGTCGAAAATTTCATACAAGATTTAATGGACTTGAAACGTGAGCTCAATGAAACAGATCTCGACCGGGGGTCCATTGAACAGCGTGCCTGGTACGATATCAATCTAGAATTGAGATGATCAATCAAATATCGGGAATGAATTAGAGGGGCAAGCAAGCCCCTCTTTTCTTTTGTGGTACTAGGGTAGCGGGGCAATCGTGCAAGGCCACTAGGCGAGGCTCTAATGCGTTTTAGAACGGAACCAAATCATTCAAGTCACTAGCACTACCAACGGATTTAGACGTATACCGCTTCACACCTTCATTCGGTTGCTCACCTTCCTCAATCAACTTGAAGTTGATCGACAAGAATGCTTCGCCGTCCTTACCTGTTTTGATCCAAGCGCCCATCTGATACCGGACGCCCGCGACCATCGCCTTTCCTCTGTAGTCCGGCTGTCCGTCTTTTGTCTTGTAGGTGTTCTTGTTCAAAGATCCTGAATTGTCGTACTTGTTTTCCATTTTTATCATTCCTGTTTGATCATTCACATGAGGTCAGATAGCCCTTAACGGGGGCCGCCCAGGTTAGATAATAAGGGGCATTTTTCTAAAATAATAGGGGTTTCCGTGAGTATCCACATGGGGTCAATTAAGGCTGCCCAAGTGCTGAGATAGCTTGCTCAATTTCTCAAGCATCATTTCCCGCTGTTCGTCTGATACTGGTGTAGCATCGTGCACAACGCGCAACTGCGGCCCTTTTTTGTGATTAGGGTTGACATATGTGCGGCAAAATTCCCTCATTTCTGCAATCGAGGGCATAAATCTACATGAGGAAATCAGCCCGACCTTCGGATCTGCCAGCGCGCGCAACGTCTCGACTTGATAATCTTCAAGCGCGATGGCTGCCAATCTGGTAAACGCCTCACGGTCAACTCTGCTGTCGGGGTAGGCTGACAACAGGGTCGTGATCGATTGTATAGCCTGTGTTCTGTTCATATCCGTTTTCCCTTATCAGTCTCTTGCCCATCTCAATGGCTGTTTCTTTTCTCGCAGGTTGCGTAGCAATCCGCTCGGATGCCCGCCTTATCCAGTTTCGCCAGGTCGATTGCCAGTTTGTTTTGCTCCCTTTGGCTCCCGCTTGGGCTATCCAGTAGTCTCTGAATATGTCCGCTTCTCTCCGGTAATCTACATCTAGCGAGATTGCAAAATCAATATCGGTATCACTCGGCTGCCAATCGTCAGGCAATCGCGAAGCGAGTGCTATAACTTTCTTTCTTACTGTATGGTTCTGGTTCTGGTTGTGGTTAGCATTGCTTTTGGATTGCTCAGGCAATGCATTTGCATCTTGCTCATCCAACGTTTCCAATGGCTTAACCGTGTCTGTCGCGTTCCATCTTTTCTCTGCCGCTAGTCTCATCTTTTGACTTTTGGTAGCGACTAAAGACAGTTCTTTGTCGATGCGTTTATGTCTACCGTCCTTAAAAAACTCCAAGATTGTCGGCCCATGCGTTGACCACTGCTTGGTTGTCATCCTGGAAATTCTGGATAATTTAAGTGCATCAGATGGTATCGAACCTGTGCGCCAGTAGTGTGATATCAAGAGTAGATATCCACCATGTTCGATTGCAGTAAGATGCTGTGTATCACCGTGATAATCGCCCCAATATATGGGCATAAATGGTATAGACATAAAGGCTCTCCACTTGATGCGGAGGCAATGAGCGGGTAAATTCCTCTCTGTTGCCAACGCTCGTACCGTTGGTAAAGAACCCGTCCGGTTCATAGCTGGGCGGGTTCAACTATTTAATACCACTAACGGTTAGCTGCATCCATTCTTATTTTATGCTGACGGCAACCGTGGATGACAGTCGTATGATCCCGACCGCCGAGCAGCCTTCCTATTCTAGGCATTGAGTAGTCTGTCTCTTGCCGCAGTCGATAGCAGATCTCATGTCGGCATAGCACCGTCTCTCTGTCACGACGACCAGCCGTCATGTCTCGCCAGAAAGCACGATGCTTTAACAGAACCTCGGCAATGATGCGCCTTGGCTTGTCTGGGCATGAACACCCGCGAATGTAGGGGGACGCCTGACGCCAGAAAATTATGTCTTCTTCGCTTGTCGGGTCTGAGGATACAAAGAGCCAGTCTCGTATCATCTGGTCAGTGGCGGTGAACTTATCTTCGATTACTGGTTGCGCTATCGCAACTGGCTCTGGTTGCATTATCGCAACTGGTTGGGCATAAGCGGCTGCCGAGAACCTAGCTAATCGTTCCTTATGTGCCTCATGTAATGTCTGTCTCAGGGATTGCATTTATTATTACCTTTATTTGTTTTCCACAGTTTTTCCACAGGGCTGTTAATTTAATACAGTCACTATCATCTCTGATTGCACCAGACTGGGTGAGCAAATCAAACAATGCTTTCAAGTGGTTATCTAAATCACGCCTTCGTTTATCTGGTCGCTCTATCTCGAAAGTTACTTCAAACGGGCCACAGATTTTTTCAAATGCGTCTGCCTGTAACTTTGTTTTTTCAGTATTTTCTGCCAACCATTCTCGGTAGATCTTTGACTTGATTACACCTCGACCAGGTACGGCACGGAACAACTGATTAGCTGATGGTGGTCGTTGGATAATGAGTATCATTTGAACTCTTTAGGAAGATTGACCGAGGTAACTGGGGAGGTTGTTACCTCGGTCTGTACCCATCATCACAGCGTAGTTATTCAAGCATCAAAAACCGTGCATGGCAAGCAATTTCTCCGCAGTCATTGGATACTTTGAAGATGCACACAGCTCTAATACTTTCCGCCATTGCTTCAGTGGTATCACATTGTTCCTAGCCCAGTAGGCCGGAGCAGCGGGTGTCAGGTTAAGTTCACGGGCCACAAATGACGGCCCGCCAAGGTCTTGGATCAGTTCCCAAATGGTCATACTTTAAAATCCCTATGTATCCACACAATGTGGTTGCGGTTGTTGCGAGCAAGGTGCTTCACTCGGTTGCCGTTATCGACGATGTAGCCAAGTCTCGTCAGGTCTGCTCTGCGTGAGCGGTATGTAGATGTTTCGCAATCAAGATCAATTGCGAGTTGGATGTCAGTGAACCCTGCATAGCCTTGATCGTAGGCGTACCGCAGGACTTCGAGAGCAATCGCAGACAGGCTCGGATGCACGGATCTTGCTGCCTCAATAGATGTCTCTCGTGAATTTCTGCGGTACATAAAACGCTGATTGATTTTTGATACTTCTGTTAACTCGTTGATAAGGCTCATTATTATCTCCTGATTTCATTTTTCAACATAATCAATCTATCATAAAAAAATTGTTTGACAAGAGATTTTTTATCATCTAGGTTTCAATGGTCGAGCAAAAAGGAGGTAATAATGATTACGCTTTACGATCTAGCAGACACGCTTACGATATTGACTAAGGCTATCGAGCGATATCATCACTACCCATCAGAAGAGAACTGGAACAGCGTGCTTATGGCTACCGAGATAGCAAACAAAAATCTTATTTTAGTATACCCAGAGGAAGTAGATCTATGACCGAGATACCAAGTAATAAGTTGATCACTGCAATGCACGGCGTACAGGGTGCGCTGACTGGCGTGAAGCGTGACAGCAGCAATCCTCACTTCAAGAACCGTTATGCGTCTCTAGAGTCCGTCATTGACGCATTAAGGCCGCATCTACAGGCTAACGGGCTGATCGTAACACAGGCACCAGGTCGGATGACCGAGCATGGCTGTCTTGAAGTCACGACTACTATCTCGCACATCTCTGGGCAGTCGATGACGACACGGTTCGAGATACCACTGACAAAGCGGGATGCCCAAGGTGCTGGCTCTGCTATCACCTATGCCTCTCGCTACTCGTTGATGAGCCTGTTCATGCTGCCACCAACGGATGACGATGGCGAGGGTGCTATCGACCGTCCTAATCGGGTTGTTTCAGAGGTTCCAACTGCCCCTACAAAAAGCAGCAATGGCATCAAGAAGGATAACCCCGACCGTTGGAAGCAGGTAGAGCGGCTGATCAGGGATGCGACTACCAAGGATATGCTGCGTGACCTAAAGGTCGGCCTGATTGACGAGGTTAAAGACTGGCCTGTCGCATGGCGGGAAGCCCTTAACGAAGAGTACTCCAAGCGTTACGAGGAACTTGCATGACAAAGTGGACTGATCAGGACAGGCAAAATGTTCTGGATCTTTTCAAGAAGTTTGGATCACAAGCACAGGTATGCCGGATCACTGGCGTACCATACTCCACAGTCGGAGAGTGGGTGAACCAAGACATAAAGAACAGAGACAACCCACAGAGAGAGTTTCAATCCCTATCGCAGTCGAATGAGGAAGAGTTCAAGAAACAGCGAGACAGGATTGTCAAGGAACTAGCTGAGGGCAATGATGTAACTCTATACGGCAAGCCACCAACAGGGCGATCAGCCCTTGAACAAAAGAAAAAGGAACAGGCAAGTGAATCACAAAGACATTCTTACTCAATCTCTCAGTATTATAGAGGCCCGCCATCAGGATTACGGTGATGCGAGTTCATCATTCACAAGGGCGGCGACTATTGCTGGCACAATTCTAGGCAAAAATATTTCTGCGTATGATGTATCGGTTGTGATGATGGCTGTGAAGCTAGCTAGGATTGCTAACCAAAGGACGCATCAGGACAGTTGGATTGATCTGGCTGCCTATGTCGGGTTCGCAGGGCAGTTCGCCGAGACTAAGTTACCGGATGCTGCGAAGGCAACACAGTTGCAGGTTGTTCTGTCTGATCTAGATGACCAGATTGCTACATCAGTCCGCAACTCTATGAAGAAATGATCGACCCATTCACGGTACTAGGCCCGATTGCTTTGCTAGTTATTGGCACGGCAGTCGGGATAGCCACAAACGCATTGGTGTTACACATGAAACAACAGACGATGACGGATCAATGGAAGAAGGCATACATGGATATGCAGAACCAGTTGGCTGCCGAGAGGCTACGCATGGATGACTTGCGTGTGAAGATTAATAACGCATTGGATCTTGAAGAAGCTAATGCCGAAGACAACGAAGTCATGATGACGATACACGACAGGATTAGGGAGTTATTAAAGTGACTGACATTGTTGAACGGCTGCGAACTGTTGACATCAGTTGGAGCCAAGAAGGTGAGTGGTGTGCCGAGGCAGCAGATGAAATCATCAAGCTACGGGAAGACAAGAAACTAGCCTTTGAATTGATGGACGTTTTTATCAAAGAAACCAATCGAGTAAAGAAAGTGCTTCACCGGATTGCAAAGATGCAGTCAGCACAGAAAATTGCACAAGACGCACTGGAGAAAGAGTGATGGATATCGTTGAACGGTTGCGGAACGGTTGCACCTGTAATTTTGAATCAACGCCCTGCGGGGCTGAGGAAGAATGTCGCAACGCATTTGATGGAGCCGACGAGATCGAGCGGTTGCGGAAAGCGTTGAAGAAAATCTGTTATGTCACTGGGTCAGATATGGAAGCATACGACATTGCTGAAAATGCACTAAAGGGGGGAAAGTGATGGACGCCATTAAAGAACTCAAAGAGTACGATGGATACATATTGTCTGAGCAATACAAGATAAGGCATCGTGTGATCCAAGAAATTAAGCAGTTGCGGTTAGCTAACTCAGACCTCCAAATGCACTATGATCATGCGAGAACTGAATGCGATAAGTTGCTGGAAGTTTTGAAAGAATTGGAGTGGCAGTTGAAAAATCAATTATACGATGCAGCTTACGAAACAGTTATTCATACCTTATGGCCTCAACTGAAGGAGAAAGAGTGATGATGGATTTGTTGTTTTATATTGGAACAGCAGTAATTTGCATCTCGCCTCTACTACTGGGAATCATGATAACTCGTAAGGAGAAAGAGTGATGGAAGAAAAAGAATTGACAGCCGCTCAATATTGGGAAGCACAAGCCTCAATGTGGCATGAAAACTACAAAGATGCTTTAAAGTATGAATTGGATCATGCAACATTCAAAGAGGCATTGGAGCGTCTGACATCAGGCAAGTGGCCAGCAGATCGAGCTAGGCTTATTGCAGAGAAAGCGTTGAACAATAGAAAGGTACAGTGATGGCATACACTAGTCCAGAAGTCGAAGAGCGATTTATGGAAGATATTGTAGATAGGTTGCGCGTTCTTAACTTCATGGGGCCGTGGAAAGAAGCGGCTGACGAGATTGAGCGGTTGCGGGGAGTTCTTTTGACAGTACTGGAAGCCTGTGAAGATGTGAACAGCCCTGATCGGAAGGTGCGCGAAGAGATTACGAGAACGGTCCGTAAAGCACTCAAGGAGAAAGAGTGATGGATTACGATATGACCATACACCACAATGCGGCATGGGCCGCAGCGGCAGAGAAGGGAGCGTGAGATGCGTGAATTTCCACCAAGATATCCGTCTGTTCCCACCATAACGACTAATAGGACTCCAGTTGGCAACACAGATGCTAATCAGAAACCTATGCTGATCGATGATTTTAGCACAAATGAACCGCCTTTATCTTGGATGATGTTTGAACAGGCTAATTTGCGAAAACAACTCGTTGAACTCAATAACCAACTTGCCGAGGCAAAGGCTAAGATCGTGCGGTTGCGGGAAGCACTTCGGGAAATTTATGAAGTGTATGCGGGGTCTGAAGGAATACCTCAACCCATGTCCGCAGCGGAGGGTTACCTGTTATCGCTTCTTATGGAAGTTGTGAAGATTGCACAAAAAGCACTGAAGGAGAAAGAGTGATGGGTGATACAATTATTGAAATCGAAGAACTTGATCTGCCACTGATAGACAAGACTATCTATGACATCAAAGCCTATGTTGTCTTTGACAGAGAAGCAGAAATCATTTGGTATCTGGATGCAATCGTTTGGGATGGCAACACCTTGGAATGGGACGGGGCTACGACACTACGTAGTAATGATCTTAGTAAAATGATCTGGGATCGTGTAAATGCCTATATTGAACCAGAAGCATTTTTAGCAGCCCATGATCATTTCCTAGACGAAGAGCACGATTATTAAAGGACGTGCTTACCTCTGAAGACTGGCTCACCATTGATCAGTTCACACATCTCTGGCGGCATAAGCACACCGTCAATGAACGACAACACTAGGAATCCCGGCTGCGCTCGGCTTGGGGTTCCCTCACCATACTCAAAGCACTTGTGAGACGGATCACCGAGCATACCATCCTCAATGCCCCAGTGGGTTCCATTGCGATTGCGAACCGCTGTCACCTGCAACTGATGGGTGTGACCAGTGATGGTCGTTATGCCAGAGTGCAGGGCATTGTTCCATCCTGCATGGATGCCAGACCTGAAGCGGTGGCGGATCTCTACGCCATTGATGTTGACCGCCCAGCAGAACTCCCATGTCGGGAACCTATCAGAGATGCGACCTGCATAATCATCAAGCTCAGGTGCATTGTTAGCTAGGTAGTGATCAACACGCTGGTCATGGTTACCCATTGTCCAGACCCTGTGCTTTGATGGCTTTAACTTGGCTATCCAATTAGTAGCTGTGTCTATCTCAGCAGATAGTTTAGGAGCACGAGCATTCAATAGAGAACCGTGACGACTTACCCTTGCTCCGTCTAGGATGTCACCATTGAGAACTATGATGTCAGGCTTCAGCTCATGGCTGATAGCAACGAACGCCTTCATCATTACAGTCTCTGGGCCAGGCCAGATGTGGGCATCCGAACCAACCATCACAACGCAATTATCTAATGTGATCTCTAGTTGCTGTGGGTATGTCCATTCTGCGGACGGCTCAAGTTCAATTTGCGCGAAGATCTCAGGGTACATTACCTTGGCAATGTCTACCCTTGTCTGGATAGTCGTCCTTGGGATCTTTGATATTTTGCTACTAAGAACATAACTCTTGTTGCATCTGTACCAGAGACGCACAGCGTCCATAGCGACGTCCTTAGACAACTTCTTATTAGGCATTAATCTACCGCCATGTTGAACGCGATCTTCTCGGTCTCTTTGACCCGCCGTGACCATCCTTTACCAAAGGTATCCCATGTTGGCAAACCTTGGAGGAAAGCCATACGCGCCTCGCAGACCTTGGTAGCCAATTCTCTGGGGTTGGCATTAGCTACAGCGGCTAGGGTTGCGGGTCCGATAGCACCGTCAGCAGCCACA